GATAAGAGATTCGATAATTGGGATAGATGGGTGGCACAGTATAACAAGGAATGCACATATAAGGGTGCATATACAATGTGGCAGTACACATCTAGTGGCAAGGTCAATGGAATCAATGGCAATGTTGATATGAATTATTGCTATGTTGACTATGTATCAGGTAAGACAGAGCAGAAGGCAGAGCAGAAGCCTGTCGAGAAGTCAAATGAGGTCATTGCTAATGAGGTTTTAGCAGGTAAGTGGGGCAATGGCACAGAGAGAAAGAAGAAGCTTACAGATGCAGGCTATGATTATGATGCTATTCAGAAGATAGTCAATGACAAGCTTCAGGACACTGAGGACATTCAGTATTACACTGTCAAGGCAGGTGATACATTAGGGGCTATTGCAAAGAAGTATGGTACAACTTATCAGAAGTTGGCAAAGCTTAATGGCATAGCAAATCCAAACAAGATTTATCCAGGTCAGAAAATAAGAGTTAAGTAATTCAAGGCAATCAAGGGATTGTCTTTTTTTATGCCCTGAAGGTGGCATATATACCTTCAAATATTGTCCTGTCGCATGACATTTAAACTAGGCTTGCTAGTGGTGAAACCACATATAAAAACAACAGCAAAGAAAGGAAATAGATATGGAATTTTTAAAGGCAATTTTAGGTGAGGAACTTTTCAATCAGGTGGCAGAGAAGATCAATGCACACAATGGCAATGAAGCTAACAAGGATAAGCAGGTGAAAATCGGCAATCTTGGAACAGGTGAGTATGTAAGCAAGGGAAAGTATGATTCCCTTCAGGAGTTGGTGAATGGCAAGGAAACAGAATTGGCATCTGCTAATGACTTGATAGCACAGTTGAAGAAGGCAACCAAGAATGATGAAGCTTTACAGCAGAAGATAGCTGAGTATGATGTGCAGGTTGCACAGCTTAACGAACAGCTTCAGGAAACAAAACTGAAGTCAGCAATTAAGGTTGCTTTGTTAAGTGAGAAGGCTGTTGATGTTGATTATTTGACATTCAAGCTGAATGAGAAGCTGAAGGAGAAGGGCGAGAACCTAGAGTTAGATGAAAATGACAATATCAAGAATTGGGATGCATTGAAAGATGGTTTGAAGGTGCAGTTCCCAACAATGTTTGAATCAGCAGGCACAAATAATTTGAAGGTGCTTGGTGATAACAAGCTTCCAACAGGTGACAACACAAGCACACTCACAAAGAGTGAGTTATTGAAGAAGCCATATGCAGAGAGAGCAAGGATTGCACAGGAGAATCCTGAAGCATACAAGGAAGCAATGAAATCATAATAAGAAAGGTTAAAAAAGGTGAAGAATTATGGCAACAACTATGATGGCAAACTTAATCAATCCACAGGTTATGGGAGATATGATTGAGGCAAAGATTGAGGCATTACTTAAGATTACTAAGTATGCAAAGGTAGACACTACACTTCAGGGAACAGCAGGTGACACTAAGACAGTTCCTTCATGGAATTACATTGGTGATGCAGAGGATATTGCAGAGGGTGCAGAGGTTGACTTAACTGCAATGTCAGCAGGTACTAAGACATTCACAATTAAGAAGGCAATGAAGTCTGTTGGAATTACACAGGAAGCTGTTAATTCAGGTCTTGGCAATCCTATTGGACAGGCTGAGAAGCAGTTAGCAATGTCTATTGCAGGTAAGGTAGATCAGGATGTATTTGATGCAGTTATGACTTCTACAATCACAAGTGGTGATGGAACAGAGCAGATTGCATACAAGGGCATTGTTGAGGGTGTTGGCAAGTTCAATGAGGAAGAAATGACAGAGAAGGTTCACTTTGTTGCACCTGAGCAGGTTACAACATTAAGACTTGATCCTAACTTCATTTCAGCAGACAAGTACAACAACAATGTTGTTATGACAGGTGAGATTGGAATGATTGCAGGAGCACACATTGTTCCATCTAAGAAGGTTAAGGCTGACGAGAGTGGCATCTTTAACTGTCCTATGATTAAGCTTGAAGCAGAGAGTGCAGAGACTGATTTCACAGAGGATGAACTGCCAGCAGTAACAATCTTCTTAAAGAAGGACACTCAGACAGATGCAGAGTGGAAGCCAAGAACACAGACACATGAGATTACAACAGCTAAGTATTACGGAGTGGCACTCACTAACGAGAGCAAGGTTGTTATTGTGAAGTATAAGCAGTAAGGGGGGATTCCCTTATGATTATTTCAGTTGAAGAACTAAAGCAGTTTATAAATACTGATAAGGCTGATTCAGTGCTTGAATTAAAACTTCAGGCACTTGAACAGCAGATTAGGAAACACACCAACAACAGATTCCATCTGAAACCTTATGTAAGAATCAAGGCTGATGTTGTTGCAGGAATCTTTGTGACAGATGATGTTCTTCCTTTCAGGGTGGGTGACACAATCCAAGTATCTATCGGTGATAATGCAACAGATTGTGGTATATACACCATCACTGAAATAGATGGGCAGACATTCACTGTCAAGGAAGATATACCTGATATGGCACAGGTCACTGTGAACAAGGTTTTCTATGGAACTGATGTGAAAATGGGTGTTATCAAGATTATGGAATGGGATTTGAAGAATGGGCATAAAGTTGGTGTTCAATCTGAAACCCTTTCAAGGCATTCAGTGACATATTTCAATATGGATGGTGACAATTCCCTTATGGGTTATCCAAAATCCCTTCTAGGCTTCCTGAAGCCTTATATGAAGGCTAGATTCTAGGGGGTGCTTATATGATAGGTGGCAATTTAGAAGCTATTCTACAAATAGGAGTACCAACACAGAATGAGATTGGTGAAGATGTGGTTGAGTGGCATGATGTGACATCATTCTTGGGATTCCTTGATTTACAGACAGGGGATGCCAAGTCAACCACATACTATAAAAAGATAGAGGAAGCAACACACATATTTCTATGCGATTATAAGCCTATTCCTGAAGTTTTAGAAATAGGGGGTAGAAATATACCTTTTTCATCAGAAAATGCAAGGATGGTGGCAAATTCAAAGAGATATGATGTGTTATTCATAGATGATCCTATGGAATTACATGAACACTATGAAATATCATTAAAATTCACAGGGGGGCAGTAATATGGCAGTGGAGTTTTACGATAATTCAATGCAAATCATATCTGCCCTCAAAGATGAATGTGTAGCTTTTCTTGAAGAAACAGGTGAATCACTTGCAGGACAGGTTGCTGACAATTCAAGAAGAGATTCAGGACAGTTAGCAAACTCTTGGAAGAATCGAGTAGATGAAGGTGAACTAAAAACCACTGTCGGTTCAGAACTTGAAAATGCAATATGGGAAGAGTTTGGAACAGGTGAATTTGCCCTTCATGGGGATGGAAGGAAGGGTGGTTGGAATTACAAGGATGATAAGGGTAAATGGCATCATACCTATGGTAAGACACCAACAAGAGCCTTCCACAATGCGTATGTCACTATGAAACCTGCTATCATCAACAGAGCAAAGCAGATAGGGGGTAATTTATGACAGGGAGTGCATTGAAGGTTATTAAGGATGCTATGGCTGATTTGGGTATTGCATATTCATTTATGCGATATTCAGGGAAAGAATATCCCTACTTTGTCGGTGAGTACACAGAATCACCACAGCCTAATGAAGATGGGTTGCAAGATACCACATTTCTTCTGACAGGCTTCACAAGGTCAACCTGGGAAGAGTTAGAATCAGCTAAAGCAAGAATCAAAAAGAAGTTCCATCAATCAGATGGATTGATAGTCACAACCAATGAAGGGGTTGTGGCTATTTTTTATGAAAATAGTTTGGTAGTTCCCACAGGGGATGCAGAACTAAAGAGGATTCAGATCAATTTAATTATAAAAGAATGGAGTGTGAACTAAATGGCTTATGAAGAGTTAAAGTCAAGTGGCATTACTGCCAAGACACCTGAGAACATTATGCTTGGTGCAGGTACAATCCACAGAGGATTGACATTCACTGATGGCAAGTGGAACTTTGAGGAGTCTTTAATCGGTGCAACATCAGGTGGTGCAAAGGCATCAATCGTTCCTGAGACAACAGACATCCCTGTTGATGGTGCATTAGTGCCTGTTAAGGGATTGAGAGTTAAGACAGGTGAGAAGGCTGAGATTACAGTGAATTTCGTTGAAATGACACCTGATATATTGAAGATGTCCTTAATCGGTGAGGTTGGTGTATCAGCAGATTATGAGGGCTATTCAGAGATTAAGTCAAAGGCAAGAATTGAGGAAGGTGATTATATTGAGAAGTTTGCCTATGTTGGTAAAAAGACAAATGGTGAGCCTATCATAATTATCTTTGATCAGTGTATTTGCACAACAGGTTTTGAGACAGAGGGCAAGAACAAGGAAGCTTCTGTATTTTCAGGAACATTTGAGTGTGTTGCTGACTTATCACCTGAAGCTGACACTTTACCTTGGCATATTCTCTATCCTACACCAACAGCATAGGGGGGATAGAGTATGAAGGTAAAAGTAGTTATTCCTTTCAAGGATAAGGACACAAAGAAGGTGCGTAACACTAATGAGGTGTTTGATTGCACTGTTGATAGATATAAGGCTATCAAGAAGTATGTAAACGTAGTAAATGAGCCACAGAAG